CCAAGCTTTCAGGTGATGAAAAAACTTGCCAGTCATTTTGACGTATCGGTTGATTACTTGTACGCATCGAATGAAGAGTAGAACGCCAAATGTCCAAGAAAAAAAGTGGATGTCGGCAATGGCTGAGTTCGGGTGCGTCATATGCAAGAAACTGTATGGCGTTACCAGTCCTGCCGAGATTCATCACATTGAAGGCAAGACAAAGCCGGACGCTCATTTACTGACAATTCCACTGTGTTACGCGCATCATCGCGCAGGAGAAGACAATGAAAAATTTACATCAAGACACCCATCAAAAAGCCGGTTCATTGCGCGGTATGGAACCGAGTACGATCTTAGAGAATACATCGCGGACAAGATCAACTGGACTGAATAGCGCAACGCCAGAAGAGTGGGATCGTGTCGCAAAAGAGCACCCTGCAATTTTGCGAGAAGAAAACGTATTTCAACCCAAGCATTACATTAAAGATGGTGGCGTTGAATGCATCGATGTCATGGTGCAATTGTACGGTGAGGATCGCGTCAAAGAGTGGGCTGAAATAACCGCGTTTAAGTACCAGTGGAGGCAGGGCAACAAGGCGGGAAATTCACCAGAGCAAGACAAGATGAAGTCGATCTGGTACACCCGCTACAGCATGGGGGATGATCCTCGTGCCGATTAATGGTCGCTCCAAGGGTCACGCTTTTGAGCGCGATCTTATCAAGAAATTTCAAGATGAGTTTGGTGAGTGTGCTAGCCACTTAAAGCGCAATCTCGAACAGTATCAGACTGCCGGAAAAGCGGACATTGAATTTAATAATTTGATGATCGAAGCCAAGCGTTATAAGTCTGGAAACTGGCACAAAGAAGAGTGGTGGGATCAGGCGCTAACCTCTGCCGGTGATGAGTATCTTCCGATACTGATTTACAAGTATGACCGACAGCCAATCAAGTTTGTGTTTCGGCTATCAGATTTAATGGGAAAGGGCTACGAATCAGACACTGCGACAGTCGATTATGAGACTGGGATTATGTTGATGCGTGAGCTTCTGGAGATGTGATGAAACCAGACAAGCTTAGAGTCCTCGTAAAAAATGCGGCGGAAAAAATATATTACCCCCAGTGCCTAAAGCACATAGAGGGAAGTATGCCAAAAGAGTTCCACGCGCTCGCCAGAGCCACTCTAATCTATTATCTACCGTCACAGATAGCTGACCTCCAGACAAAAGAAGAAAGACGAGAGGCAATCAATTCAATACCTGAGATTGCAGATCCAATACACACCAAACAGTTCATCATCAATGGCGTGAAAGGAATTTGGAAAAATGCTCATAAAGCTAAGTAAGCAGGACGTTCATAGCTCTGAAATTATGGGAGCCGACACGGTAAAGCTATGCGAGATGCAGGGCTTTAAACCAAGGCTAGAGAACGATAGGCAAAGCAGGGTAGAGGCCAACATCTATGGCTTTAAGGCAGAGTTCGCTGTTGCTCGATTACTTGGGGTAGAGACGCCTACCGTCAACGTAGTGACCGATGGTGGTGTTGACCTTTGGTTTGAGGGTGTGAGCATCGATGTGAAGTTTAACAACGCTGAGTTTGGCAACCTGATCTTTGACAACATGGATAAATTCAAATCAAAGATTGCTGTTTTGGTTGGTCGGACTAGCGACCCAGAGGTGATGCGAGTTAATGGTTGGATCAGTCGTAAGAAGTTTGGGAGTTCACATTTCCAAAAGGACTTTGGCTATGGCTCTAGGTGCGTCATGAAACATCATGATCTGCTAGATATTGAAAGTTTGTGGAAGGTACTGATGGAGTATCGCTTTAAATAATTTAGACCAAAAAAAATAGCCCCCGCAGGGGCTACTTCGCAAGACTTAGCTTTAAAAGTTTAAGGTTTGCCTTGCTCATTTTTGTAGCTGACGATGTTTCATTTCTCCGCCAGTTTCTTACAGTTTCAAATGGGACATCAAGCATGTCGCTAATCATTTTGCTTGTCAGATGATGCTCTTCAATCAAAGCCATCAGTTCGGGATTTTTCACTACTCTTCTCCCATTAGAATGCAACTCAGTAATGCCCATGCCGAGTCAATCTCTGACTGGCTGTATGGAGCTTCGCCAATGTTGCGCGTGTATTTAGTGATAACGGCATCTACAATATCGAAGGCTGTCTCGTCATTCAATTTATAGGTAATTCCATCAAGGTTTACCGCCATGTTTTCCGGACAGTAGATATCACCACCGCGCTCGAAAGTAAAAGGCATCACGCTACCCTCCGCTGTTGTGCTGATTCAATAAAATTAAGCTGAACGCATATTCTCTCTAAAGAATCTCTGTTGCGACGAACAGATGAGTCCATCTCGGCTATTGAAACCAGAGAGTAGCCGCTATCTTTCAGCCGAGCGGATGATATCTCTTTTTCCTCAGCTTCAATTTCGCTTCTGATTTTTCGACATGTTTCATCAAGGTCTAGCCTGATGAAAACGAGCGTAGACGTTGAGAGAAGATTGATCAAATCAAAGTTCATCACGACACCCCCAATTTTTTTTCAACAGCGGCGTACACCTCTCTGTTAAATTCGCTGTCGGTGTAGTCTGAAATAAGAATCATAGGATCGCCATCTGAACCGTTGTCATAGATTAAGTAGAATCCACCCTCATCAGTCCTGATAGTATCCTCGCCAGTATGCGCTAGACTTTCGAGTATTTTAGTTTTATCAGTGCAAGGATCTAGAACCCACTCCTCGCCATCAAAAACCCTGACAGACTTGTCACGCGAAAGTAACTCGTCAATCAGGATACTTATGCATACACGGTCATCCATATTGCAGTGTTGAGGCAGTAAAGGATTAATTGAAGCTTCCATCACGCTACCTCCCGATCTTCAGTCCATACTAAGAATACTGCGTTGGCCCAGTTTGTAGTAAGGTCAAGATTCTCAACCATCCAAGATGGTGCGCCAAACATGTTTATCTCACCACTGTCTCTCAGTGACTCAAGCTCGTCAAAGTAATCAGATGGATCGATGTACTGGGTTTCTAGGAATTCCCTAGCTTGTTTAACATTGTTAAATTTCATAATTTAATCCTCCTCAGGATTGGTTTCGTGTTCAAAAATAAACACTAAGAAACCATCCGTAGATGGCTTCGTGGTGGTTACTCTTTTTCAGTGTCATGCTTGACAATAAGCAATGACAGATTCTCGATAACAACCGATAAGTCATTACGGATTACACGTGCGTCCAAAACAAGATCGGAACTTTGTATATCAAATCCATTTATCGCGGATAGCGCACGATAAAAATCAGTATCTACTGTATCAAGGTCTTCAAAGATCTCCTGCAAATATTTTAGGACTTGTGACTTATCCATCACGCCACCTCCTGTTGAGATTTAAGGTGATCAATGATCTTGCCCATTCGGATGATTTCACTTCTAGCCCATGTGGTATCGCCAGTGCCTTCCATGATCGCAACCAACATCACTGCGGTCTCTTCCCAAGTGGGGGTCATATCAACGTATTCAGTTTGATTTTTCATAATAATTCTCCTCAGAATTGTTTAATAGTGTCAAAGTTAACACTAGGAAACCACCGTTGCCGGTGGCTTCGTGGTGATTACTTAATTACTTTCAGGTCTGTACTTGTACACCCGCCTTGGAATATATGCGTAGCGTATATAAGACCTTTATCCCGCAAGCTTTGTAAAGTTGTACCATTTATTTGCGTCCAAAAAGTCTTGCAAACGTAGCCTTCTTTTTTAGGTATTACTTCAAAATGGTTATTTTCTAATTTCCATTCTATTTTTTTTAAAGCTAGTCTTTCAGGGGCTGTAAGATTTTCTATTAGCCATTCCCTAGCTTCTGCAAAATTGTTAAATTCCATAATGTTATCCATCACGCCACCTCTTCACGATGATCATCGATCACGTTAAACGCTTTACACAAAGTCTGCTCTGCCTGTCTTATGGCACTAGCACTATCGTCAAAGCCGCGATCTCTCAGCGCACGATCTGCGTCCTCAAGACGCGCACTTAGAACATATATCTCTTCGCGCATAGCATGTAGCAATTCATCCTCAGAAAGCTCCTTGAATGATTCGCCCTTTAACTGCGGTATGGTTGTATATTTACTCATAATAATTCTCCTCAGAATTGTTTAATTCAGTGTCGAAATTAACACTAGCAAGCTACCCCTAAAGATAGCTTGATGGTGCTTACTTCTTGCGTTTAGCATCCCACTCTTTTTGCTTATCTATCACTACAAGCATAGCACCTGAAAATGCGGTGATGAATACTGTACAGAATATTAAGCCTAAAATAAATTCGAGCATAAAATTTACCTCGCGTTATAATACTTTTGGCGGACTGGTATTTTGGTCATCCGTGACCGGAATCCTCCTCAGGTTGTATGCCAGTTCGCCACCTTATTTCCCTGCTGAATGCCACCCCCTAATAAAGCCTAATCGAGAGGGGTGATCTTCGTCATAACCACGCTTATCCAGATACATCTGGAGTTTCGCGGTAACAGGCAGTGAGCGTTGACCGATTTGTGTAACTTTTGCTGTTTCGGTTTGCGGCTCGTAGTCGAGCAATCCATGCACAAAGCCTTGCACCAGATCACTCAGTTCTTTACGAGTGACCATGGACTTGACTTCTTTGCCCTTCAAGCGCTTGGCAATGATGTTTCGCTCGTCGTCGGTAAGGCTGATCGAGACATTGGTTTTCATTTGAACATCTCCCGAATCTGATGCATTGCCGTGCGGTACTTGTCGCGGACTAGACACCCATCCCTAACGGTGTAAAAAGCGTGAACTTTGTTGAGGCGTACATCTCTATGACATTTGTACACAACGTGCTTACTGCCCTCGATTCTCCAACTGGTATTTCTAAAGTCGGACAATCTTTTTAGGTGCTTGTAAGTTGAGGGAGCATAGCGCTCCTCATAGTTAGCTAAGTAATACATATTGACCTCCTCAGGTCTTAGTTTTCCAAGACACCCACAAGGGGTGTTTCGACCAGTAACTAACTGGTCTCATCGGTTGGAGTTTTTAGGCATTCCTTTCATCTTCATATTCTTGGAAAGACACCATCATTTTCTCTAAGTACTTATCGTCAGTCAGAGCCTCTACAATGTGCCTGATCCAAGCTTCATGAGTCATAGTGCAATTGTCTAAATCGACATCAAAGTAAGTCTCGAACATTTCAAACATTGCTTGCTGTTGTATTTCCAAATTCATGGTCTTCAAGATTGGCATGCAAGTCATAACATCCTCCTCAGGATTGTTGGTTATCTAGGACGCACCGTAGTGCGTTTCGACTGGTTACCATCCAGTTCTCATTCAGCTAGAAAAAATTGGGCAGGGGAAAAAGATCCCCACACCCCTATGCCGCCTCCTCTAAAGGGAGAGACTCCTGTATTGCATCCATCCAATCGACAACCTTCTGCGCTTCGCTAGCCGCTTTGAAGATATAGTCGTTATCATTGCTAAGTGCTTTGAGCCAAGACCCAAGGTACTGGGCGTGGTCGGCTCGTGGCGAACTAGAAACATCCAAGTGATTGCACAGAAAAGCGGCTGACAACTCAGCAACTAACTCCTCGAATGCGTACCCTTTTTTGTTCTTTAGGTCTAATCGATCAAGCCGTGACTTGTGACCAGTACAATGTGCCGCTTCATGTAGTAGCGTTGAGTAGTAGCACTCAGTCGCTGTTGATGTTGCGGTTGCAAAAAACTGGTCACGTTGCGGCATGTGGATGAAGTCATTAGCCGGTTGATAATACGCACCGCCCTCAGTGCTGTGACGTATGTCAAAACCAAGGTTGGTGACGTACTGATCAACAGCTTCGAGTCGCTCAGTGAGATCAACTCTCTCGCCCTCGATACTATTTGAGTACGCAGTGCCATCCTCAATGCTTAGGACTTGGTCAGCAGAAAATACAACAGCGGCTCGAAAGCCAAACATCTTGCTATCTCCGGTCTTTTTATCTTTGCCGATCATGGGCACTGATATAGGCACTGACTTGCTACCCTTTTGGACTTGATAGCCAAGCTCTTGCCACTGGTTGTATGTTGCAACCGTGCGAATGCCTAGCATGCCTAACCACAGCGAGTTCATACCACGGTATGCCTTGCCAGTTAATGCATTCTTTGGCTTACCACCTAGCACCTTGAAGGGCAGGGTGAAGTCAGAGCCGGTCTCTTGAGCATCTTTGATCATATCGATGATCTGATTTGTAATGATTTCTTTGATATCTTTTTTCATGATTCGCCTCCTCAGGCTTTAGTAAATAAATACAATAGAACCTGCTCCTCAAACAGGCTCGATGTAGTTACTTATTTTTGAAAATCGGGGAAAAAAACTAACCACCCCCAATGCCGGATTCTCATAGGTTGTTAAAGGCGATATAGACAACAGTTGCCGTCACCCAAACACCTACGAGATAGATTGCTAGGTTGGTCTCGATAAACGCTTTAAACAGTTTCATAGTGCCTCCTCAGGCTGATTTAAATAAACACGATAGAAGCCACCGCAATGGCTTCGACTTGCTTACTTACATAATGTTTGACGCTACTTGAAGTAGAGCAACGATGGGGTTGTCATCTTCTCTAGTAAGTTCGTCACCGATATCAGAATGGCTGTCTGCGGCTACCCACTCTCGCCCACACTTAACAGCGTAGGCAATGAGCCTTCCTTCACAAGTTAAGTCGCAAGCTTCGTACAGCGTTTCGCCTTCGTACTTACTCTCGTACTGGCTAGCCTCAAACTGCTCACCCTTGTAGATGACTCTGCTTTCCCCATCACCCAGATCAGAAACCGTTGCGGTCACAATATCGCCTGACCAGTCGCTTGCATTAAAAGTTAATGTGTTCATAAGTTTGCCTCCTCAGGCTAATTGGTTTTGATATGTTCTCGATACGAAAACATACTCAAACCAACTCGTCAGGTTCTACTCGCACCGGAGTGCTTTCGTAGGTAGGTTGCCCACCTGATAGGTTGTTTCGAGATTTTCCACTGTGGTCGCTCATGCGCGGTTACCTCAGCTTACTAGCGTTGTTGATGGCTCATCGATCCTGAGTGCC